CCTCGATTCTTTGGACCTAGCTCAAGTCGCGGAAATTACAGCCAGTACTACATCGCTGTCCGAACTTGGGGAGCGGATTTTATCAGCTCATCTTCGTCGATTGACATTGACCACCGAGGATTGCTCATGTGGAAGGAGATTTGAGATTTTTTATTGAGTATCGCGGTCAAGGGCCGCCTTTAGGGCCCGCAGAGGGGTGGGGTGGGCTCGCACCCCACTTAGAATAAAGGATGAGTTATCTCTACGAACACTACGTTTGCAAGAAGCCATCTTGATTCATCAGGTCCCATAGTTCTTCTAGGGTCCATTTCGCTGTTGACGCAGTAGATTGTCGCTTTTCCTCCTCTGCATTTGCGAACAGCTCGATACTTTCCGCTAGCATTGAACTCAGACTGGCATCCAAGCACGGGCTTCCAAGGGAAACGGTCGACTGGGATGTCGTCGATAACGGCGTATTTGGCATCGTCTCTCCAGCAGTCTGGCGTCCATTGCCCGTTTGCGTAAATGTGTGAGGTAGGTTCAATAGATCTTGCCCACGAAGTTTTCCCCGTTCGAGATTCTCCCACCAAGCAGAGTGTTTTGGGTCTATCTGGACACAAATCGATCTTAGACAATAGGCATGAGAGGATATCCCACAAGACGGAAGGGAGGGGACTGGGGCCCCCCCGGACCTGTTACTTACATTCTCTTTGACCCACTCTGTCATCACGGGTAACTCTCGGAACTCTCCTCTGGTTCTTCCACGATAGGAGTCAGTAGGTGTAGGCCATTTGTACCTGCAGAATTCCTGAAGTCTTGACAGATAGAGGCACAGATCGCGAGGGCGGTGCTCTCCAACTCGTGCCAGAAAGTCATCCGGACCCTCACAATCTTGGAGTATTGTTGCGTATATATCTCCTCGATGAGATCCTCGAATTTCCAGCGGTGGTTCAGAATCCAGGCATGAATCGTCCTCCTTACGTACGTAGGCAAGCACTCTGTCCAATGAACGAGGTCGTTGGATATTGGGATGATAACCGTCCACGTCGAAACAGTTGGCTCCACACAGTCTCTTGCGTCTTCCCCAGCGTACCACAGCGTGAAGGTGAGGACTCCCGTCCTCGTGCAGCTCCCGTGCAATGCAAAATTGCTCAGCACCCAGCTGCTCTCTGAGAAAGTCGCGGAGGCGTTCTCTGGTAAGGGTACCGCACTGAGGATAGGTGAGAAATGCCAGTTGTCCATCGAAGGCGAAGTTGTCCGTGGGCATTATAATATTACCCCACGGACACCCGCCACCCGCCAGCCTATATATAAGGCAGTGTCCATCGAAATGTTTTTCGATGAATCCTTTGTGGATTGCTGCGCAACTCGCTGCCCCCCAATTGGCCTACGCCGCAGAAAGGCTTGCGCCAATAGCACCTGTCGCATCCGCATTTGGACGTTCTTTGGATGAAGGCAGGAAGCGGAAGCACGGACTCCTCTCTCCTCCACTCACTCCAGAACTTAGAAAGCAAGCTCGACTCGCTCTATCAGCTACTGCAGGAGGTATGGCGCGTTTTGGAACACGTCGACGTTTCGGCAGACGAACGCGCCGATTCGGACGAAGACGAACTCGAAGAACTCGAGTGAAGAGGATTCTCAGTACTGCGAGACGTCGCAGATTCAGGCGTTCTGTACAGAAGATTATGCTTCGGAAGCTCGAGACTTTCAAGAAGCACTACACGGAGACTTCCTTTACTCTTGCACCAGGCAATGGAACTACAGCTATGAACGTTCGTATTTTTGCTCCTTGGCAGTCCGCTTTTACACAAGGGACCGGATCGGGGCAGATACACGGAAGCAAAGTCCATCTTTGGAAGTTCATGTGGAGACTCAACATGAAGGGCCTACTCGCAGGTGATGTTCACGTGCAAGTTATATTCTTCAAGTCGGATTTCCAGATGGACGTTACCGCCGGAGGTACTGACGTAAACAATGAAGGACAGACCATGTCCGCCACGACGACGACTACTACCGGTCCCGCGCAAGTTGCCCCGAACGGCAACATACCGCTCTTCGATGTCACCGCAGCTCCTGGCCAATTTTCAGGCCTTAGTCCAGTCACGAAGTTCAATAACGACAACATCGATATCATCTTTGTCAAGAACTACAAGCTCCACGGCTTCGGACAAGCCGCTACTGACCCGTTCCTTGACACGACTATCACTTTCCCCTTCCGTAAAGATGTTCAGATTCAAGAAACGCAGGAAACTATTGACGGAGTCCCTCGATTCTTTGGACCTAGCTCAAGTCGCGGAAATTACAGCCAGTACTACATCGCTGTCCGAACTTGGGGAGCGGATTTTATCAGCTCATCTTCGTCGATTGACATTGACCACCGAGGAT